TCGGCGAAACATTGGTTAAATACAATTTATTGAAACAATGAGATAAAAATCAAAGATTTTTATCTCATTATTAAGCCGAGAAATAAATCGAAGATTTATTTCTCGGCGAAACATTTCTATAATAAAATACTATTTTATGTAATAATATAACAGAAAAAATTGAAAAAAAAATATATACTTGAAATGTACATATCATGGTACCATAAATATTCCTAAGAAAATGGAACCTTTATCAGAAATTGTCAAAAATGTATCTAATGTATCAGATATTGCTTGCATATTGGTTAAAATATTTGAAAGTTTAATTCCAGGAAATATTATGTATCTAAATAATGATAATTTTTCTATATTATCTATTAATAATAATAGAACACTAACCATAAAATCTCTCGATAATGATTATACAAAAAGTATACCATTTAATGAATGGTACACGGACAAAATAAATAATTTTTTAATATTTGAATATAATAATGTATCAATAATAAGCGATAACATAATATATAATATAAATACAATACCTTATCATTATACAAATTCTACTTATGTATTTAGACTTTTACATGAAGTGCCGATCTATAATGATTATATATTAATTAATAATATATATTTATCATGCATAGAATTAATAAATGCGGAAATAATATTATGTGATCATATGTTAATTCCAATATTAAATTTATCTGAGACTGAGATTTTTATTAATAAAAAAGTATATTTAAAAAATATTAAAAAATTATATATAATTCTAAAATATAGAAATGATATTCCTTTTCTTTGTAAAGGAATAAATTTGAAAATTAATATTTTGATATCTATGATACAAACATTTAATCAAAATTATATTCATAATTCATTTGATCTAATTTGGAATGTTTTAGATAATAAGTATTTAGAATTAAATTTATCACATAGTAATCTGAAAGCTCTACAAATAAAAAAGTTATTAACAATAAATAATTATGTAGATATTGATGAAACCAATTTATTGACTAAATTAATAACATTAATTAATAGTATAAATATAGAAAAAAAATTTAAAAAAACATCAATACAAATGATAAAAAAAATTTTAAATTATGATCAAATTTGGGAAGCAAATTTGAATATTGAACAAAGAAAAATACATTATAAAAATATTATATATTGTTTGTATCATATTGAAAAAAATATTCACAATTTTAGTAATATAGAGAAAAATAATTTTATTGAATTGATTATTAATCAATTCAATGAAATTATAAATGATTGTGTCTATCGTTGGCAGCTTGAAATTAATAAATTATATGTATTGATTGTAAATGATAATAATATAAAATCATTAGATCTTTTAGAATTGGAAGATATAATATTATTAAAATTACATGAATATAGATGTATGATAGTTGAAAATTTTATTAATGATTTAATGAAAAAAAATAATATAAATGATATACATTTCCATAATTATATTATTTATCAATTAAGTGAACGTGGACTAGATATTAAAGATATATCTTATGTAATAGATGATATTCATAAACATACATATAAGATATATAATATACAATCTGATATTGATAATTTTATTAAAAATTATTATTCACCTGATATAATATCTAATTATATTAAAAAATTATTTGAATCAAAAGAATTAGATAGTAGTATATTTAGAAATAAAATAATTGATTGGTTAAAATGTAATATTCCTTTTAATTTTTACCCTTTCGATACAAAAAAAATAAGAATAGAAAAATGGTTATATGAATATAATTTTGACGAAAATTATGAAATAAAAATTGAGACTATAAACTATATATTATTAAAATTACATATATTTAGATTAAATTATCCACTATTATTATCTAATTATATTTCTAATTGTAAAATTTCTTATGATCAACATATAAATTTCACAAATAAAGGTAATATTGAATTATCTAAATATATTTGTATAAATAATTGGATTCCTATACCCAATAATATTGATAATATGAATTTTCTTAATATCAGAATAAATGATCATATGATAGTTACATGGAAGAATTCTATTTGGTCATATGGATATATCATTGATCGCCCTGAAACTAAAGGATATGTACCTACTAAAAATATACAATTATTAATTAATTAACTAAAAAAATATTTATTCTTTTATGAAATAAATTTAAAAAATTGATATTATCATTATTTAATAATATTATTATTATTATTTTAATGACAAATCCAGTTGACATCTATAAAAATCAATTAGAATATTTAAAATCAAATAATTTAGTAATTAAAAATACTTTCATAGATTTTAATAATAATATAATTCTAAGAAAAGTTAAAAGTTTAAATGATCTAAATTATAATAGTGATATATCTATATCAAGTTATGTCAAAATATTAAAAAAAAATAGAAGAAAAAAAAATAAACAAACTAATGAAACACTTATAAATAATATAATGATAGATTTTAAGTCATTTTTGCAAGATATTATAGATAATATGATGCCAGACATAATTAAATGGAAGGAATATATTGCAGATGAAATTAAATATTCAAAAATAAGTGATAATAATAAAATTAAAAAATTAATTATCAATAATAAAATAATTGATAATAAAATAACTACATTTATACAAAATACTTACAATAAATATAAATTATATATTGAAAAAAATATTGAATCATTCAAAATAAATAATGGTATATTTATAGATGTTAATGAAGAACTGATATTTACATATCAATCAAATAAAAAAATTATATTATCTGAATATGTTTATGAAATAAAATTTAATAATATATAAAATAAAATTGAAAATATTAATATTTATATTATTATTTCCAATATTTACCATCAATTTTTTATACAATGGCTATGTTAAGATTTGACATGAAAAATCTATCTGATAATGATAGAGCTGAATTAATATCTTATTTTCAAGATATCATTAATCAATTAATATATAATGAAGAATTAAGTAAAATTAATTGTCCTATTATATTTTGTGATGATCAATTATTAAATAAGATAAATAAATTAGAAGAATATATTAATAATTTGTGCGAAAAAGTAGATAAATTATCCATATTATGTGAAAATAATACTGATGAAATATCTACTTTAAGCACTAAATATGAATCTGTAAATGACAATATAAATAAATATATTATAAATATTTTAGATAATAAATATAGAGAATATAACAAAGAAATTGTAACTATATTTAAAAAAAATATAACATCATTAGATAATAAAATAGATTTATTATCTAAAGAAATACTTAAAATAAGTTCATTAAATTTAGAAGAAAACATAAATAAATTATCTAATTTAGATGATAAATATAAATCTATGTTTGATGATATGAAAAAATTTATATTAAATTTTTTGGATGATAAATATAGAGACTATAATAGAGAAGTTGTAACTATATTAAAAAAAAATTTAATCTCATTAGATGATAAAATAGATTTATTATCTAGAGAAATATTTAAAATAAGTTCAGTAAATTTAAAAAAAGAATATATAAATACAATATATGAAGATATAAGAACTTCATTAAATAAAATAGAGTTTATAAATAATCGAATATTTCAAGAAATTAAATCTAAAACTAGATAAATTAATACAGTTTTAAATTTATTAATATACTCATTTTTATGAAAATTATTAAAAATTTCATAAAAAAATATTGTTTTACCATATTCATTTTTACAAATATTATTTAGTGTATATAAAAATAATATTTAATAAATTTATATAATTTTGTAAGTAATAATTATTTTATTAAAATATAGGTATATTTAATGATATGAAATTTTTAATAAATCTTATAAAAATGGTTGTATATTTAGTATTTACAGATAATAATAAGTGTATTATTTTATAATTTCTAGTCAAAGAATTACCAATGTAAATTAATACAAGGAACAATCAAAATAATAATAGGTTATATTAATTTAAGAATAAATAATTAAATTAATTAGTACTTTTATCAACTATGCACCCAATTTTATGAAAATTATCAAAAATTTCATAAAAAAATATTTTACCATATTCATTTTATATAAATTATTACGTGTATTTAAAAATAATATTTAATAAATTTATATAATTTTATTAAAATAGTAAATAAATCTTTATGCATGTCATTTATATACTTGATCTGAATATATTATTGACATTATTTATAAATAAATATTTTTTTATAATATTATATATGAATAAATATTTTAAATATAAAATACACAAGTCAAATGAATCATTTGATAAAATATGCAATGTTAATAATGTTAATAAAGAATTTAAATTATTACCTCAACAAGAATTTATAGCAGAATATTTATATGATAATCGTCATATAAATGGTTTATTAATATTTCATCAATTAGGTTCTGGTAAAACATGTACTGCTATTACAATATGTGAAAAATTTAAACATGAACTACAAATTATTATAGTTTGTCCAGCATCATTAATGGATAATTTTAGAAATGAATTACGATCTAAATGTGGAAATTATAATTATATGTCTCAAGATAATACAGAGAAATTAATAAATTTAAAACCTTCTAATAAAGAGTATATAAATATTATTAATGATAGTAATGAACTAATCAAAAAAAAATATAAAATATATTCTTTTCAAAAATTTATAAAACTTATAAATACGACTGATTTAAAATTAAATAACACGTTATTAATTATCGATGAAATACAAGGATTAATATCTTCAGATGGTATATTTTATAAATCTTTATTAACAAAAATAAATAAAACAGATAGATCATTATTATTGGTTTTAATGTCTGCAACACCAATGTTTGATACACCTCACGAAATAGCATTAACATTAAATTTATTGAGACCGTCTACCACATTTCCTATAGGTGATGAATTTTCATATACATTTTTAAGACAAAATAAAAAATCATATGATATAATTAATTTAGATTTATTTAAATCATTGTGTAAAAATTTGATAAGTTATTATAGAGGCGATTTACCTATTTCCTATCCAGAAATGAAATTGCAAGTATTGAGATGTAAAATGAGTGATTTTCAATATGATCAATATAAATTAGCTATTAAAAAAGAGAAAAGAAGCACTAAAAAAATAGGAATCATAAATAAAACTGATAATATATTTAAATTATCAAATAATTTTTATATCGGTCCAAGAATAGTATCAAATATTTCTTTTCCTAATGAAAAAACAGGTGAAGAAGGATTTTTATCTATAGATGCCGCATTTCAAAATATGAGAATATATTCTATTAAATTTCATATTATATATAATAAGGTTCAAGAATCAAAAGGACCAGTATTTATATATTCACAATTTTTAGATACTGGAGGATTAAAATCACTAATTAAATATTTTGAATATAAAGGTTATAAAAATTTTAATTCAAATAATGTTGGTGAAAATCGTTTTGCTATATGGAGTGGTAGCGAAACTTTAAAATACAGAGATAAAGTAAAAAAAATATTTAATGAATATGAAAATAAAAATGGATCATTAATAAAAATATTATTTGGGAGTCCTGCTGCAAAAGAAGGTATTAGTTTATTAAGAGTTAATCAAGTACATGTATTGGAACCATATTGGAATATGTCAAGAATAAAACAAATTATAGGTAGAGCAATCAGATTTTGTTCTCATAAAGATATACCTGAAGATGAAAGATATGTAGAAGTTTATATATATTTATCAACTTATCCAGGTATAGAATCTATTGATGAATATATATGGAATATAGCAAAAAAAAAAATATAATAATTAATGAATTTGAACATTCTATGAAAGAAGTAGCTATTGATTGTGAATTATTCTATAATAGAAATTATTATGAAACTGATCAAAAGAAATTAGTATGTAATAATGTAAATTAAATAACAAAAAAAATGAAAATAATATATTATATTATTTAGTTTATCTGTTTAATGATAAAAATTAAAATCATACAATCACTTGATAATATTTTAGAATTTTCAACTAAAGATAATTCAAATAGAATTATTGATTATATTGATGATATTGAAAATTTTTTTCATATAAAAGATTATGAATATAAATTTATCTATAATAATTTAGATTTTGATATATATAAATCTATACATACTGATATTGTATTAAATTTAGTTATAATTAATAATTCGATTAAAACATTATTAAAAAAAAATTATATTAATAAAATAAATCATGTTTTACATATAAATAAAAACGATTATTATATATATTGTGGATATAATGAAAATAATTTAATAACAATAAATGATATATATATAAATATTAGAGAATATGCATATGGTGATGAATCAAAATCTTATTTTTGTAATAAATTAATAGATTCAAAAAAATATAGTATAATTTTACAGGTTGATGATGATGGTTATTTAAATAATGAAAAATATAATCATTTATATAAAATAAATAAAGAATATCTAAATTTTATAGATAAATTTATTTAAATATACTCATTTTCAGGAAAATTATCCAAAGTTTCATAAAAAATATTTATCTTTGGTAAATATTTTTTGCATAAAAAATAATATACATATTCTTTTTTATGCATATATTATAGTATTCATTTTATAAATTTTATTTAGAATGACAGAAAATCAAAAATTTCCTGTTTTAAGATTATGATAAATCTTTGATTTATCACAATCATGTATTTAAAAACAATATTTAATAAATTTATATGTTATAATGATTTATTAAAAAATATATACACTCATTTTCAGTAATACACCCATATTTATGAAAATTATTAAAAATTTCATGAGAAATGAAAAAATATTTATCAAAGATAAATAATTTTTGCATAGAAAAAAATAATTGTATTTTTTTTATGCTAATTTAAATATATCTATTTTTAATAAATCATTATAACATATAAATTTATTAAATATTGGTATTAAATACACTAAAAAAAATTTCAAAAAAAATACTATATTTTCATATTTGTTTTATAAATTTTTTTGTGTATTTAAAAATAATATTTAATAAATTTATATAATTTTGTAAGTAATCATTATTTATTTAAAAATAGGTACATTTAATGAGAACAGAAAAAATACAAGTATTTTTTCTATGTAAAAATTATTTATGAAATTTTTAATAATTTTCACAAAAATAGGTGTATTTAATAAATTTATATAAATTTTCAAGTAATACTTATTTTATTTTAAAATAGGTATATTTAATGAACATAGGAAAAAATACATGTATTTTTTCCTATGCAAAAATTATTTATCAAAGCTACATAATTTTTCATTTATTATGAAATTTTTAATAATTTTTATAAAAATGAGTGTATAAATATATAATTATTTATTTTATTTAACAACAAGATGAACATTCTTTTCTATAAAAATTAATGTACAATTTTATTTCAATTTATTGTGTAACTTGATATATTTTTTTTTATATTTAATATATTTGTTTCCTATAATATTATTATATATAGTTTTCCACATTTCAAGTAAATAATCTGAATCAAAACATTCTATTGTTGGACTTTCATATTCAGATTCATTATCACTTTCATTTCCAGATTCATTATCACTTTCATTTCCAGATTCATTATAACTTTCATTTCCAGATTCATTAGTAGATTCTTGGTTCAATTTAATTATGTTGGAAATTGTATTAATAACATGGATATCTTTTATTTTAATATCTGGATTTTTTTGAGAGTTTAATTTTATATCTGATACACTTTGACAATTACAAGTTTTAGGCCACACTACAGGTCCATTAACTTTATTTGGACTATGTGTTTCCTCAGTATAACATTTTGTAAATGTATCATGTCCAAATATATCAATACATGTTTTTTGTAATGTAGGTTTATATTCATTAGGAATTTCTTTTAATAAATAATTAAAAAATTGTAGTAAACTATTTGATAAAGTATTAACGTAACAAAAATTATATAATTTATCTAAATTTTTAGATTTATAATTAATACCAATATTGTTAAAATATGAATTATCATAATCAAATATTTTAACATTAAAATTAACTGTATTATTATTTATTTTACATTCTAAAATAAAATTTCCTAAGTGTGGGTCATGATGTGTTATACCATAATTATATAATTTATATATGCAATTACACATTTGATATATTAAATTATTAAATAATGTGTAATAAATTATATTATCTTCTGAAGATATCAAATTTAATAATCTTATTAATAATATTTTAATATCTGCACATTTATTTATTTTTTCAAGAACAATATATGCATATAAATCTTTATTATCTTCTAAACCAGTATTTCTGCATAAAAAGATTGGTTTAATATAAAAATTATCATTATCTGTTCTAGACAGTAAATAATCATAAATCAATGCTTCATATAATAAACCGCTATAATCAATAAAATAATTTATATTATGTTTTATATCATTAGTTTTATGTGGTATTTTAAAACATTTTATAAAACATGGTTTATCTTTATATTTTGCTGAATATAAAATAGTATCTGTACAATGATCTAATAATAATTTATTCTCGATTGTAACTTCCTTTTTAATATCATATTGTTTGATTTTTGTATAAAATAAATCATAAAATTTATTTAATTCTGGAATAATATTATGCATTGGATAATTACTATGCATTGGATAATTATTATATATATTTAGATATTATTTTTATTAAAAGAAATGTTTCGCCGAGAAATAAATCTTCGATTTTTATCTCGATGTTTCAATTAAGTATTAATAATTTTATAATAATTATTAATTATTATAAAAATTTTTAAACTAATTATTTAGATAAATAAAAAATATATTTTTTATTTATCCCTACATACATGAGAAAATAATTTTTTTAATTAAATAAAAAAAAATTGTGAGAGATCCCATATATAAGCTTTATTTATACTAATTTATTTAAATGAATTTATTTAAATGAATTTAATTAAGTATTATTTATGTTTTAATTTTTTATTTTTATAAATATGAATTAGATATTTAATATATGTTTATTTATTTTTGCAAGTACGATAGAAATTCTTCGAATTTCTATCCTAGGATTGATTTTTTCTTTGAAAAAATCAATCGTATTACTAATGCAGCTAAATAAATTGTATGTTTAAAATTTATT